ATGGTGTTCAGCCTTCAAAAAGTACAACTGTTCAGATTACTGATACAACAGGTATGCTTGAGGCGTATGCTGAAGTGGATAAGGCGCTTGCTGACCTTAACGGCAACACAGCTTCTTTCCGTCTATCTGAGGACAGAGCATTCCTAGAGTCAATGAACCAAACAATGGCTAACACATTGTTCTATGGTGATACTGGTACAGACCCTGAGAAATTCATGGGACTATCAGCTCGCTATAATTCAACTACTGCTGAGTCAGGTGACAACATCATCGTAGGTGGTGGGTCAGGTTCAGACAACACATCAATTTGGTTGGTGTGCTGGGGGCCTAACACTTGTCATGGTATCTACCCTAAGGGTTCACAAGCTGGTCTGAATCATCAAGACCTGGGCGAAGTGACTTTAGAGGATGCTGCGAATGGTAAGTACCAGGGTTACAGAACTCACTACAAGTGGGACATCGGTATGTCAGTCAGAGATTGGCGTTACATTGTTCGTATCCCGAACATCGATGTATCTAACCTAACTAAAGATGCTTCAGGTTCATCTGCTGCTTTAGTTGATCTAATGGTACAAGCTGTAGAAAAACTACCTAATGTAAATCTAGGTCGTTGTGTGTTCTATGGTAACCGCACAATCTCTTCAATCCTAAGACGCCAAATTACTAACACAAGTAATGTTCGTCTATCTATGGATGAGGTAGCTGGGAAGCGTGTAATGTCTTTCGATGGTATTCCATTCAGAAGAAATGACGCTATTTTAAATGACGAAGCCTTAGTAAGCTAAGTTTAACACAGGAGTAAATAAATGATTATTGATTACAATCTTCAATTATCCGATGCTCAGTCTGTAACGGCTGATGCGGCTTCGACTAATGTCATCGATCTCGGTGCAGACAGAGACATTGGCCCAGGCGAGGACATGAAAATCGTTGTTTCCTTTGATGTGGCTATGGGTGGCTCTTCGCCAACTTTAGCTGTTTCAGTACAGACAGATGATAACTCTTCATTCAGCTCTGCAAGCACAGTACAGACATCTCGTACTATATCTGCTGCGGCTGCTGGAGACAAACTTGTAATGGGATTACCTGATACAAATGAGCGTTATATCCGTCTTAACTACGATGTTGGGGGTTCAAACCCAACAATGACTGTGAGTGCGTCAATTGTTAAAGATGCACAGCAGTACCACGCATACCCTGACAGCGCTAATGTAGCCTAAAGGTGTGTTTTTAATTCCATCGGGCGGTAGGTTCTTTAAACTTTTCATACTACTGCCCTTTGGTTTTAACTAACTGAAGGAAGAACAATGGCAAGTGAAGTCGATATATGTAATTTAGCACTATCCCATATCGGAGCAAGTGCCACCATTTCAAGTTTAACAGAGGCTTCAGAGGAGGCCTTTCATTGTAATTTATTATTTGCAGATACGCGTGACACATTACTGAGATCATTTCCCTGGGGATTTGCTACTCGTCACATAGCTTTGTCAGATGTAGGTACGCCTCCTGGCAACTGGAATTACAGATACAGTTATCCGAATGACTGTCTCTTTGCAAGAGAAATACTACAAACAAATACTGTTGCTGGCAGTAACGACCCAATCCCTTTTGAAATCGCTCTAGGTGATGCCTATGACTCAAGAGTAATACTAACTGACCAAGAACAAGCGACCTTAATTTATACCTACCAGGCAACCAACACTTTGGTGTTTGAGCCTATGTTTATTAATGCTCTAGCGTGGAAGCTGGCAAGTGAAGTAGCTATGCCAATCACCAGGGACGAGAAGAGGATGGAGCAAGCCTACCAAATGTACTTGACTGTACTAGGTGAGGCTAAGACATTTAATGCTAACGAGTCTCACATAGATAGAAATACAGATGCGAGCTGGATAACAGGGCGGAGTTAATGCCTGTACATACGATACAACCATCATTCTCAGGCGGTGAGTTAGCACCATCTCTACATGCGAGAGTTGATCTTGCTAAATACGCAACAGGACTCAAGACCTGTCGTAACTTCTTTGTCCAGGCGCATGGCGGCGTAGCCAATCGTCCAGGCACAAAGTTTATCTGTGAGACAGCTAACTCAGCAAAGACTACCAGGCTTATTCCATTTGAATTTAATACTGAGCAAACCTATATCTTAGAGTTTGGGCATCAGACTATGAGAGTGATCAAGGATGGTGGCCAAGTCTTATCGAGTGGTTCTCCAGTATCCATAGCAACGCCATACTCAGATACTGAGCTGGCTGATTTAAACTTTACCCAATCTGCTGATGTCATGACGATCTGTCATCCATCGCATCCAGTAAAAGAAGTGAAGCGAACTTCTCATACAGCCTGGTCAATAACCTCTGTTTCATTTGGCACATCAATGGCAGCTCCTGGTAGTGTTTCTTCAACCAGGCAGAACTATGACGGCGGCAATCCAGGGACATCTTACTCGTATGTAGTCACAGCAGTTAAGACAGAGACAGGTGATGAGTCTGTAGCCTCAAGCGCGACATCGATTACTAATAACAATCTAAGCTCAACCATTACTAATACTATTTCCTGGGGAGCGGTAAGTGGAGCAGACAGCTACAATGTCTTTAAATCGCGTGGTGGTATTTACGGCTTTATTGGAAGATCAACAACGACTTCATTTAAAGATGACAATATTGAGGCAGATGCAAACGATACGCCAGCAACAGCGAGAACCATATTCAATACAACGGATGAGTACCCAGCAACAGTAGCTTATTACCAGCAGCGACTAGTCTTTGGACAAACAAACAATGATCCTCAGAAAATTTTTATGTCGCAAACAGGCAACTACCATAACTTTAATATCTCAGAGCCGCTCAGAGATGATGACGCGGTCACCTTTACGATTGCTGCCTCTCAGGTCAACGAGGTAAGACACCTGGTTCCACTTAGCGACATGATCATCCTGACTTCAGGTGGTGAATGGTTATTGACTGCTAACGATGGTGTCATCACGCCGTCAGCCATCCAGGTTAAACCACAAGGTTATCGTGGTACAGCTGATGCGCCTCCTATTGTCATTGGTAATACAATTATTCATCTACAGGCCAAAGGAGCCATTATTAGAGACCTGGCATTTGCGCTAGAGTCTGACTCCTATACAGGTAATGATTTAACAGTTTTAGCTAGTCATTTGTTTGCTGGCAAGACAGTACGAGAATGGGCCTACGCCCAAGCGCCACACTCTATCGTTTGGGTAGTATTGAGTGATGGTACTTTGGCGGCCCTAACCTACATGAGAGAGCATGAAGTATGGGGTTGGTCAAGACACGATACTGACGGCACTTTCGAGAGCGTTTGTACCATTGCTGAGGGTGACGAGGATGCCACTTATTTTGTTGTTAAGCGCACCATTAATGGCGCAACTAAGCGTTACATAGAACGCCTAAATACAAGAGTATTTACAGATGTTGCTGATGCGTTTTTTGTGGACTCAGGGCTGTCATACGATGGTATACACACAGGGTCAACAACAATGACACTAACAGCGGGTTTAGGAGCTAATGTTTGGTCACATCAATCAACGCAAACTTTAACAGCAAGCGGCAGCACTTTCGTTTCAGGCGATGTAGGCAACACTATCGTATTGACTGTAGGCACAGAGACACTCGTATGTACCATTCAGGCTTACACCAGCGCCACAGCCGTATCAGTCAAAGCGGGAAGGGATGTACCTTCAACCTTTAGAAGTGTAGCAGTATCATCCTGGGCCAAAGGAGTCGATGAGATTTCAGGGCTAGGACACCTTGAAGGCAAGACAGTTGCTATCCTGGCTGATGGTAATGTGGAAGCTCAAAAGACTGTTGCCTCAGGAGCGATTACTATCTCTCATCCAGCGACTAAGATACATATTGGATTACCCATCCAGGCAGATATACAAACACTTAACCTGGAGTTGGGTCAGCCTACGCAGCAAGGCAAAAAGAAAAGTATTTCAGAGGTGACACTCAGAGTCGAAAAGTCACGCGGAGGCAAGATAGGATATGACGCTGACCACCTCACAGAGTTTAAACAAAGAGCATACGAGCCATACGGCACAGCAACCTCCCTTAAAACAGGTGATATACAGGTCACCATGCCGTCTACCTGGCGTTCTGAGGGATCAATTTTCTTTAGGCAAGATGACCCATTACCGATGACATTACTAGCCGTTATACCTGAGGTGAGTGTTGGCGGATAAAGTTGAAATCAGAGATGTTGAAGAAGGTGATATTGCTGTCCTGGTCAGAAATATGCGTGACCACGATAAACAAGAAGTGAATGCAGCCACCAACATGGGAATTCGTAATGCTGTAAAAACTTCAGTCGATTTATCTTCTTACTCAAAAACAGGCCTGGTTAATGACGAGCTGGTGTGTATGTGGGGCGTTTGTCCTATATCACTACTGAGTGGTTCAGGTTCTCCCTGGATGTTAGGAACGGATTTGATAACAGAAAAGCAACGCATATTCCTGAGAAGGTCTAAGCCCTGGCTGGATGATATTCGCAAGGATTATAGGTATTTAGAGAACTTTGTTGATGCGCGTAATACGATGTCAATTAAGTGGCTCAAGTGGTTAGGTTTTGAAATGAATGAGGCAGAGCCATACGGCATACATGGTGAGCCTTTTCACAAGTTTACAATGGAGATTTAGTATGTGTACCCCAATGATAGGAATGTTACTAAACTTTGCTGGTGCTATGTCAGCTGCTGCGGGTAAACGACAAGCAGCGGAAGCGAAAGCACAAGAGTATGAATACCAGGCAAAGATAGATGAGAACAATCGTCAGGTAGCACTTTGGAAAGCACAGGATGCAGAAGCCAGGGGTGCTAAAGAAGAAGCAGCACTCAGAGTTAAAGTAGCGGGTCTCAAAGGAAGACAGCGCAGCGCATTGGCGGCAAGCGGTGTTGAAGTAGGTAGCGGGTCAGCTCTTGACATCCTGGGAGATACAGCAGCCCTGGGAGAGTTAGACGCACTCACTATTAGGTCAAACGCAGAACGAGAATCATACGAACAAAATGTAGTTGCAAGTAATCTCCAGGCTAATGCTGGAATGAAACGCATGGGCGCACAAAACGCAAGAATTGCTGGAAAGATTGGCGCACAAACATCACTACTAACAGGTGCTGGCTCAGTTGCTGAAAAGTGGTACAACTACTCATACGGATAAGGATTAACAATGGCAACAGTACCACAATACCAAATAGGTCAAGTTAAAGACAGACCAGTTAGCGGTGGCTTTCAACAAATACAAACTAACTCAGATGCGTTTGGAGCGAGTATAGCCCAGGCTAATATTGAAAGAGGTAATGCGATTAGTCAGCTTGGAGACCAGGCATGGCAGATAGCAACGCAACAAAGAGACAAGCATGACCAGGCGGTACTCAAAGACCAGGATAACAATCTGCAAAACTTTATTCGAGATCAATTAGATGTTGATGGTGCGTTCTTATCACTTAAAGGAAAGAATGCTTTGTCTGCTAAAGGGAATGTAGAAAAACTGATTCAGGATTATTATAAAACACTTAGTAAAGATATTGACCCTCGTATTCTTGACCAATGGAAAACAGTAGCCAATCAAAGAATTAATTCAGCATTAGGTCGTATTGATACGCATTCAAGAACACAAACTGATGTTTATTACAGTAATGTGTCTGACTCTAGAATATCAGGTGCTTTATTTGATGCAGTCACTAATTATGAAAGCGAAAAAGATAGAGCTAAATACATCCAGTTTGGACTGAATGAGGTTGACCAAAAAATAGAAAGGCAGCTTGGTATTAGTCCTGATACCCAGGATGAAGATGAGAAAGCAACCTTAGAAAAGTTTCGATTAGATTTTACATCATCAGCACATTCAGGCATTGTTGAGAAGCTCCTGGCTGATGACCGCTATGACGCAGCAGAACAATACTATATGGCTAATAAATCTGCTATTAAAGCAGATACTAGGCTCGCATTAGAAAAAGCTATAGAATCCAATACAAGAGACGGCCAGGTGCGCGATGCGGTGATGGAGATATGGAATACTCCTGGACTATCGGATACAGAGCAAATTGAGAAAGCAGAGAAGATTACAGATGCCTCTCTTGCTGCATTAGTTGTTGCTGATTTAAAAACCAAACAA